GGTTGCAGCAGTTTCTATACCATCTAATTTTGTACCATCAGCAGCTACATCTCTACCGTCAACAGTTCCAGAAACGCCAATATTCCCTGTTACTGACAAAGCTCCAGTTGCAGCTGTACCAGTTGTAGATAAGTTTTGACTACCGAAGGCTGGTGTAACTTTTGTACCAGCTATAGCTGCACTTGCATTTACATCAGCATTTACAATAGTTCCATCCTCAATCATTGTTGAGGTGACTGTACCTGTATCTCCTGATGTAATTACAGTTCCTGATCTATCAGGTAAAGTTATTGTTCTATCAGCAGTAGGATCTGTTATAGCTAAAGTTGTTTCGTTATTATCATCAGTACTTCCTTCAAATACAAGATTACCAGTTATAGATTGAGTTCCATTTCTTTTTACATATTCATCTGACAATTCTTGTAAACCAAACAATAATTGATCGTTTTGTGTATCAAGATCTGATTCTGTAAGAACACTACCATCATTAAAATCTACTTTTTTTGCACCTATATTTGTATCTCTTTGAATTTTAATTACAGCACCATTAGCAGGTTCATTACCAGAAGTAAAGGTAATCTGAGTTGCACTTGTAAATGTGTAGTGTGTAGTAATGGTTTTTAAAACACCACCGACAAATACGTCAACTTCAGCTTCTGATAAGTAAGAAAAAGAAATGCTAAACGGACCAGCAGTACCATTGCCTGTGTGGTTTGTAAAAGATGCAGTAGTGTTAGTAGCCATGATTTTATCTTAATACTGTAAGTTTACCTTATTTTACTAATTATCAAGATTAAGTTCATACCCATCGTCAAGAGCTTCAATTTCTTTTTCATATGCTTCAAGTAAGTCTGGCCTATCTTCATTTAACCATCTATCAATAGCTCTGTCTTCTTGTTCTTTCTCAATTTTTCTAAATCCGTTTCTTAATTCCTTAAGAATTTGTTCTCTATACCTTAATGATCTTTGTGAATCTAAAGCTTCTGGACCTTGTCTTAATATTTTTAGACGGTTTTGTGTCTCTGGATCATTAATATATTCGAGATATTTTTCTTGTACAGTTACTCCATTTTCATCTCTAATTAAAGGAATACTATTGTTTATTTTTAACCAATTTTCACTATCTAAATATATGCCACCATATAATGTATCAGGTAATTGAGGTTCTATATATCCTATTTCATCCATAAAAGAAAGTATAGGATTGTTTTCGGATTCACTTGTTTTAAAACGATTGTAATTTTTTAATCCAAAACCTACAGGATATTGTCTAAACTTACCTGTTTTTGTATTACGAACTGGTTCTAAATCAGCATCCCACCCAGTAACGCCTTGAGATAATGCTCTTTTAAATTCTAAACCAAACTTTTTAAAATAATTTTCAACTAATGGAATTTTAGGTTCTACATCAACAAGAGTGCCATCTTCCCTTGTTGTTTGCTTAATAACATCACCTTTGCGAACTTTTTTATCAAATTTAGGATTTTTTAAATCGTATTGTATTCCTGTAGCGTCATCAAAATAGTCATAATCATTAGCTCTTTTGATTGATGAAGCAGTAGTTCTCCACATTGGTATTGGTATTTTTGTTGCACCTAAAGAATATATATCTAAATATTTTACTGTGCTTTCTGGCATCCCAAGACTTTTAGCTATATCACCAACAGACGCTCTTCCAGAAAAAGGAATCCTATTAATAATCTGTCTGCTCATCCATCTTGCAAATCTATCTGGACTTCTCATTACACTCATTAGTTCTGTTGCTCCTTTTAAAAAAGTATCATTCTGTAATGACCTCCAAGCAAGAGCTACTGCAACATTACCTGCTTCTTCCTTGTCTTCTGCATCTAGTTCGGCTGTTACTTCTGGCCAATCTCCCATCATTTCCATAACAGCTTCCCAAGGATCTAAGCCTTGAAATGATAAGTAATATCTTTCTGGTTTTCCATCTGGACCTATAATCTTATTGCCTTTTTCATCTTTTTTTAAAAAACCAACACTACTTGGTATTTCGCCTTTATCCTCTCTTACTTGTTTAGCTTTGTAATTTGTTGGACCTGCACCAACCAAAACCATTTCAGCATCAGGATCATTTCTTGCTGAAGATAAAAGACCTAATCCTAATAAAAAACCTTGTCCAAGAATTGCTTCTCCTAAAGCTTTAGATCTTGTATTCCAATTATCACTAAGCATTGCATCATTGTATTCTTTTAATACGTTTCCAAAACCAATATTAATAGGCTTTCCAGTTGTAAAATTTATTTTATTTAATAAACTACCTGGCCTTGACGCATCATATTTTGTTCCTACTAAAGAAGTTGGAAGAGTAAGAAATTTTCGTAAAACAAACTTTTTGAGATTTACTGGTGTACCAACAAAAGCATTGATCCAATCCATACCAGGTTTTTTAGCAAGTTCACTGATTGGTTTTGATACTTTTTTAAAATAGCCTTGACCTATAGGCCTAGTAAAAGTATCTAGAATTGCTTGTTCTGCATTTCTAGCAAACACTTCTTGTGCTAAATCAGAAACCCCTTCAATACTTTGGTTAACTAATAACTTGTCTATATCCTCCATACCTCTTCTAACAAAAGTTTCAAATTGATCAGCACGCAATCCAGACTCCCAACCTTTTTCTAAAAAATCAGCAAAACTTCCGCTTCTCAATATTTCTTGTTTTACAAATTCATCACCCCAACTCATAGTAAAACGACCTGGTAAGTTGGCAGCAGTACCAAAAGTTTTTACTAAAGAAGATATTGTTTCATTTGTAATTGATATAGGTGCAATAGTTTTATTAAAAAAAGGTAGTTCTATTGGTTCTTTTGTTATTGGTATGTTTAAATTTTTTATCGCTTGATTTACTGTTTCTGATTTTTGCCCTAAAAACGATAAGTTTTCTGGTTCGTTTTTTATTTTGTTTGCTAATTCAGTAAATGTACTACTTCTATCTACAAACTTTCTGTTAGCAGGTGCAACTAAATTTTCATTAAGAGTCCATGCTCTTTTTGCCATTTTGGCAGAATCTTTTAAAACTAATTGTTGTGAAACTAATTCTGCAATACCTCTTACTATTTGTTTTGTATTGCCTTCATCAGAAAGAGCAGCATAACTAATTGACTTTATTGGTCCTAAAAACATATTTAAAAGACCAGAAGCCAAGTTTATTTGTTGTGTTTCTATTGCTCCAAGTAAATTATTTACATAAATCTCTTTACTCATTTTTAAACCAAAACCTATGTCTTCTATCAAACTATCGCCTGATACATCACCTTTTAATAATTTTGTAAGTGCATTAGGATCACCATTAATTGTTCTTAGCTTTCTACTAAAATCTAAAAGCTCATTAAGATCTTTTGAATCTAAAGCTCTTTCAATTTGTTCCTCTGAAGGAACTAATTCTTTCATTAGTTTTTGATCTTCTTTGATTCTTTTTTGTTCTTGTATTTGACCTAAAACATTCTTATCAGTTGTTTTCTTTTTCAATGTTTTCTTTTTCAATGAAACAACATTGTCTAAATTAGAACCATCAACAATTCTAGTTTGACCTGCTAACTGTCCTACTCTTTCAGTTCTTGCTATTTCAGATCTAAGACCTTTTAGTTCTGTTATAAAACTAGTAAATTTTCTCCAATTCTTAATAAATATTGGCTTTGCTTTTTCATACAATTCTTTATTATCAGTTAATCTTGCTTGTTCTAATATTTCAAGAGATCTATTAATGTTTCTTGCTGATCTTCTTTGCACTCTTATACCTTTAAGAACATAATCAGCTAATGTTTCTTTTGTTTGATCGGCATAATTATTAAATAAATAAGTAAGGTTTGCAACTGTAGTCTCATCAGTCATTTTTACAATACGACCTAACTGCATTTCATCAGTCATTACTTTTGTAGTTTTAGGATCTGTAAGATCTGATGCATTAATACCGTCATAAATTAACTGTGCATCTTTATCTGCATCAGGTAAAACTTTACGACTAGGAATAAGAGTGCCTTTTTCCTGATCAAAGATTCCTACTGGTTTTGTAGGCTGTAAGTCTTTAGGAAACTTTTGAGTTGCAGGTGGTTTTTTTCTACCTACTACATCTCCTGTAACCTCTTCACCTACGTCTGATTTTGATACTTTTAACAATTCATCAATAATATCGTCATTACCTTCATCTATCAGAGCTTCCGTATTACTTCGGGCAAAAGTATCTACATCATCTAATGAAGTCTTTTGATATTGAGATAAAACATCAAGTGTTTCTTTTCTTTTTATGGGATTGTTTCTTATGTTTCTTGCTGCATCAATCAAATTATCAGCTTTTTTAATTGTTTCTTCAGAAAAAAGACCTTTTAATGCAAATGTTGTCTCTGGTGCTGTTTTTATTAATTGAGATCCAGCACCAATAAGTTTGCCTCCTACACGACCAGTTTGACCAAGTACTTCACCTGCAAGACCCATACAATATTGTTGTCTTAATTTTGCTTCTATAAAAGGAACATCTTTATCTGCTGCTGAACAATGTTCAAAAAAATCATTTCTTATAGGTTTCCATTTATTTGCAAGATCATATAAATTACTTTCGTAAGGAGAAAAAGCAACAGCATCTGCTAAATTACCTGCTGCAAAAGATCTTATAGCTAAATTATCTCTCAAAGGACTAATATTATATTTTTTACCAACACCTCTTAAAAATTTATTTGATAAGTTAAATCCAACAAAAGCTTTACCAAAGTTATAAGTAAGATCATACCCAAGTCTATTTTCATCACCAGGCTTTTGCACTCCAAGTGCTTGTAGATTAATTAAATCTTCTTCCTCATATGGATTGCCTGTTATTGAAGAAAAATAACCTTTTATTTGATTGTTAGTATTATTTATCAAACCAAAAGGTACAGATACAAAACCTCTAATAACATCACCAGTAACCCCTAGATTTTTTTGATATTCATCTTGAAATTCTTTCCTTTTGTTTCTTGCGTCTTGTAATATTTTATTTCTATTGTCTCTTATTTCTTTTAGAGTTCTTTTATCTCCAAGAAATGTATTATCAAAAAAATCAACAGTTTTTGCACTAAGATCTTGTATCGCTTCATCTAAAGGTTCAAGACCTTTAATAATAGGCTCATTTTTATTGTTTTTATTAGTTGGTGTTTGAGTCATTGTTTACTGATTGTTTTGATAAATACCTGTTTGTTGTAAAAAATCTATTGCCATTTGATATTTAGAACCTCCTGATAAAAGGTTTGGCAATGCTTTATTTACAGTAGTACCATTTGAATCTTCCCAATTAGCACCACCTCTATCAAGATTAGAAACATTACCTGTAAATATAGCTGCGTATATTTCTTTTGCACCATGACCAGGTTGTACTCCCCTATCTCTTAAAAACTTTGTTACAGCTATCATTTGATCTTCAAACGACATATTCTCTCTTATATTGTACCTTTCAATTTCATAAGGACCAAATTGTATTAACCCCTTGTATTGTTTACCTGTAGCTTTATCAGTGCTGACAACTGAGGGTCTAAATGAAGATTCTTGTGCTATGACTGCTGCTAAAGGAATTGGACTAATACCAAGTGCGTTAGCTGCTTTTATTATAGATTGAACTCTACTGTCTTCACTGTAGTTAAGCTCTGGTTCTTCAATATTTTCTTGTGATGATGTATCAGCCATAGCTAACATATCTCCATCTGAAGCCCCTAAATTTGTACTTATATCACTTACAATCTCTGAACCATTTTGTATAAGATTTCCTAAACCTGTAGCTAGGTTATCTGCAATTTGTGTCGTATTTTCGCTGTTAGGGGCTTCGCTTTTAAGTTGTGGTATATCAAAAGACTCATCTTGTAATACTTTGTTTGTAGGTTGATTTTGTATTTTTTTAGTTTCTTTAATAGGATTTTTCCTTCTATCTGCTGCTGCAAATGGAGTTTGAAAATTAACTTTCCTCATTTTAAATTCTCCTTGAGGTTTGTTTACCCCTGCTTCTTCTTCTGTAATCACTCCAGTTTCAAGTTGCAACAAATTCCCAAGTTCTTTGTACATATCTTTAACTTCTCTTAAATTCATAGGTCTTTCGTTTTCTTCTTCAAATTCACTCATTCTTTCGTCAGCTTCATTTTGTAAAATTCTTTCATATCGTTGCAATAGTTTTGCATCATCATTCCTTAAAAATCTTGGACCAAATGTAGATCGTTTGCTTAAAGCTGATTTAGCATCATCTATTATTTTTTTTTCATACTTTTCAATATCTTTTGCATAACCTTTCATATTATTTATACGTTTTTCAAGGTCTTCAATTACAGCTTTACTAGCTGAATCTGGTGTCAAATCTAGACGTTCTATTTTATCTAATTCAATAAAAGCACTACCTGTATCTGGTTCGCCATCAACTAAGTAAAGACCTCTTCTTATGTCTTTTATAAATTGATTTGCTTTTTCATTAAAAGATTGGTTGTCAGCTTGACCAAATTCGTCAATATCTGATTGAAATTCTTTTTCTGGAAAATCTATATTTAATAATTCGTATTTTTTACTTTTTTTTATTGGATCTGTTTCATTGCGATAATCTTCAACTCTAGTAGTAAACTCATTTTGCCTGTTTGCTTCTTGTATTTTGCTTGGTCTTAAAGTATTTTCTACTTCTTTTTCATATATTTTACTAAAAAAGTCTGTTGTCTTTTCAAGCCATTTTGGATTATTTTTAATTGTTTTTCCAGGTAAAGATCCAGGTATAGATTCACCAAGAAAATTAACTAAACTTTGAGCTTCTCTAAAATTGCCTTGAGTAATAGCTAAATCACCGATATTTACAATATTAGTTATTAAATTTTCGTTTAATGTAGTTAAATCATTTCCAGTTATACCTGCATTTTTCATGTTAATAACTAAACCTCCAAGATTATTTTTTATATCTTCTATCATCAGATTTCTTGCTTCTGGATTTTTAAATTTGTAGGTCTGTGCTTTTAAGTAAAATTTTGCAGCAGTATTAATAGTATTTGTGCTTTCTGATATTAATTTGTTTTTGTTAAAAGTATTAAATTGTTTTCGAGCTTCTTCATTAAAATTAATTACTGATTTTTGAAGTTGAGGTAATAAAAATTCATTTACAATTTCTGGATCAGCATCTTTTGAAATATTAGAAACAAAAGGTGTAATAACACCTTGAAACCAATTTTGAAACTCTGTTGAATCAGGTGATATTTGATTTAAAGGTAAATTTGATATAGATCCATCGTCATTAGTAATTTCAATTTTATCTGTTTTGTATCTACGTTCTAAAATATTGCTGATACCAAAAGTTGAATTTATAGTTTTTTGTTTAGCATATGCTTTTTTTCCAATTCTTGAAGCTCCTATAAGTTGATTAGCAGCATCTTGTCCTTCTTTTTTTCTTGTTTCAGTAACAATATTTCCAAAAACACCATTCTTTATATCTTCTTGTATTGCTATATTTTGAAACTTAATTTTTTCTTCTTCAACTTTATCTTCTATCTTCTGTCCTATAAATGCTTGTAGACCTGGATTTACTGCTTGCAATATTTCGGCTAATTCCTCTGCACCACTTTTAGGTTGCACAGTTACAGGTTGCACAAAAGTATCTACAGGGCTTGTAGCAGATTGAAAAGCTGTACTTTGAAAACTGTTAGTCATGAGACTGAAGCAAAGGTAGAAAGTCCTTGGGAAGCTGCTCCCAAGATAACTGAACTTAAAGAAGGTATCTGATTATATGCTTGATTTATCTGACTTTGTATTTGATTACGTCTACTGTCTCGTTGTGCTACAAGACCTTGTACATTTCTTCTGTACTGACGAGTTGCCGATTCTAAACTTTGATTTATAGATTCTCTTGCATTAGCTGTTTGCCTTTCTGAATCTTCTAATAACAATCTAGCAGTTATACCTGTTATACCACTTGTTCTTAAAGCTCCTCTTGCTTGCAATCCTTTTATTGTTTTTGCTAATTTTTGTTGTGCTGCTATTGCTTGATTTTCTCTCTGTCTAAATCCTAAAGCTGATTGTTGATTACCAAATGACTCTTCTGCTGATTGGTTTGCTCGTAATCCCATTTTATATGTTTGTCTAGCATTTTCTTTGGCAGCACCACGCATAGCAAGACCCGAAAACAGGTTTAACCCTGCTGAACCTACTACCATAGCTGGTACTGAACACATTTAGGCTATCCTCAGAAATTCATAAAAAGGTTTTTCTTGCTCTCCATATTTTTCGTGATAGTTAACAAATGTAAACCCAAGAGCTTTTAACCACTTAATAGCAGAATCGTTCTCTGCATATACAAAATTATATAGGATTTTGTAATTTTTCAATAGGCCATCTACCCATTTTCTACCTTTTCTTACAAGTTGTATTTTATATTTTTTATTAGTAAATAATTCATCAGTACATATCATCCATATACAACCATCTCTAATAACTCCACATAAGCCCATAGGTTGATCGTCATCACCAGCTATTGTTAAGACTTGTTCCCCTGCTAGATATGTAAGACGTAAGGCATCTGCTGGTTCTTGTCCTGTTTGATATACAGCTTCAAGACGATCCATTTCTCTCATGTTTTCACATACATAATTAAGATCTTTTAAATTAGCTTTTCTTAAATAACCCATTAAGTACGTCTAGATCTTAAATGAAACATAGCTTCATATTCAGCACTTGCCAGTTGTGTAGGTAAGAATGTGTCATTCTTTACATCTATATCTACTCTATCTGCTCTTGACATTATTGGCACTTTAAATGTACCTGACTCTAAAGTTATGTTTCCTAATGTAGAAGAAGTTAAACCAAGAAAACGACCAGTAAATTTATGTGTGGATGTACTTCTATTTTCTGGAGTGACTTCTACTTTAAAAAATCCTGTATCTTCAAACTTTATATAAAAATGATGTAGTTGCAATCTACCACTTAAGATTTCATCCCTGCCTTGTCCTCCTTGACTCAATCTCCTTTGACTAAACCTATAGTGCATTTCGTATGGTTCACCAATAATAAATTTACTATTTCTAAAATCACCACTAGCTGTAATAGTAGATGTTGATCCATCTGTAGAATTTGACGTAGGAATAAGCCTACCTGGTTTTAAAGTTTTGGTATTACCTTGTGTATCAACAAATGTACTTGTTTCTCCACTGGCTAAATATCTACCAACTACATTCATATTTGCTCTTAATCTATAAGGAACAGTAAACGTAGAAACATCAGTAGAAGCGTTGTAAGCTACTGATACCCCTGTAGTGGCTTCAGTAACTTTATGATCTAGGCAGAATTTAAAAGTTGCATTAGCTTCTTTTACATCTGCTTCAAATGGTATCTTTTCTATAGTTGTACCATTAGCTTCTTGTATTACTAAAAATAAATCAGTACCAATAAAATCTGCATTTAGTATGGTTCTATTTGAATTGATTGTGTAAGTAGACCAAGAGTTAAGAATTTTTGTTCCTTGAGGACCAAACAACCATCTGTTAACAAATAATTGATTAGGATTATCAGTTCCTAAACAAATTAAAACATCTTCACTTGTTGATATAGCTAATTTAAATATATTTACTGGAATTAATCTTGGAACATGAACAGTTATATTAGCTGCTTCTCTTATTGTTAAATCTTCTTGTGTAATATATTCTCTTACACCAGCAAAAGTTCCTTTCTTAGTTAAATAATAAATACTATTACCAGAAGCTACAGGAGGTGCTGCATCACTACTTTCAAATTCTGTTGCAACTACAACCGTAGCTGTTTTAGGTGTAAGAGTAAGAACAGATGATGATGTAAGAATAAATTGCGTTTGGTCAGAAAACAATATTAATTGTTCTGCCATTGGTACAGCGTGTTTTAATATTGATACTTTTGTATGTGAAGCTGATACATCTATAGGATCGCTATCAACAATAGTTAAAACTGTTTCTCTAAAGAATTGAAAAAACTCAGATACTGTTGTAAGTATGACATTATCATCAGCTAATACTCCCAGTCTGCTTCTATAGAAAAATACATTATTTATAGCCTTACCAATAAATGAAGGGTCAGGTGAAGAGACAATATCACCTACAGTTCTTTCTCCCCATTTAGGCAAGGTTGAATTGTTTACTTTACCAAAGGCTACATTTCCAGTTGTTGTTAAAGAACCTGCTGCTGTAAACGTAAACGTATTTGCATTTGTGACCGTTACTGTAAAAGTACCATCAACAGCGTTGCCAGAAACAAAATCAAATTGTACTGAATCACTACTTGATAATCCATGATTAGCAGAAGTTACAGTAACAGTAGTTCCTGATTGACTGTAAGTTCCAGAAGTACTTAGATCTGTAAATGAATCACCATCGACTCTTGCAAATCTAAAATCACCATCACTTTGCCTTATCAAAATATGTGGCATTGTGTCGTAATTAAATTTAAAAGGAATACCTGATTCAGCACATTCTTCCCAATGCCCTTCTTCTAACGTACCTGTAGTGGTGCTGTTGTTAGCAACAAACTTAACGTAATAATTATCAAAATCTGTTGTATCATCTCCATTTACTTCTACTACATAACCATGAGGTGAAACTGTTGGTAAGTCAGAAAATCTTTGAATACTATTTTTTACTATTACTAAATCTTGATTACCTTGTGTGTCATTTCCATCTATAGAAAAATCAGACCCATCTGTTTTTTTTACATGAACAACAGGACCATTTTGTTGAAATGTAAATCCTGTTAAACCAGCAGCTAAACCTGTTCTTAAATCAGTTGCAACTTGTGTAGTGCTTAAAGTTGAATCACTAGCTGTATTGTCAGAAACTGTTACTCCATCAACCGTAACAGAATATGTCGTGCTATTTGATACTTGACTTACAAAAATTATGGCTTGTGTAATATTCCCACTGGATAAAGTGCTGGTATCCATTGCAGTAACTACACTTTTATTAACAACAAAAGTAAAGTCTGCAATAGTAACAGTTTTTATATCATCTCTAGGATTTGTTGTATTTAAATATGTTGTGCCATCAGGTTTTTGTACCGTTCTTTCTGTTCCATCTAACTCAAAAACTCTTACATTTCCATTACTAAAAACAGAAATAAATCTTCTGTTTACATCTCTGTTAATAGTATGAATATGTACATTACCTAAAGTTGTATTAGAAATAGTTGATACATATTCAAGACCTGACCTTTTTGTAAGACCTAAGACAGGATTGCTATCAGCATTGTCTTGCAAATCAGCATGGTCATCTTGCTTAGTTGCATCTGAAGCTTGTGATATACCCCTTAGTAAAGTTGGTATAGCTCTTGAGATTAAACCCATTGTTACCTGATCAAAGCACTAGAAGGTGAATAAGTATCAAAGACACTTGTTAAAGAAGGATCTCCTCTAAGAACATTATGATCTCCATTAGCTAAGTCTGTCTCCATCAAGATAGCTCTTGCTCTAGTTTCATCTTGCTGTGTGTAAGTTCTTAATCCATCATCACTAACTAATCTATCAACAAAAATACGAGCAGCTTTTATTGTTATATATCGCCTGGCAGGTTCTGTAATCTCATTAAAATCTCTAAAGTAAACAATAGTACAAATAAGATCTTCATCAAATTCATATTTATTATTTAATCTGTCATACAGTTTTAAAGATCTTTGTATTGCATCTATCGTAGGATGTTGATGAATATTAGGATCAACTCTTAAAACATCTGTTGAAAGAGATATGTGATTAGATACATCTCTAGTAAGAGTTACATCTATTTCAGTATTAAAAGACCACCCTTCCGATTGAACTTCTTTACTTACTTCTGTAAGGGTTGATTGTGCTAGTCGAGCATCAACAGGAAGAGTACCTGTAAGACTGTTGATAGGAGCTTCGCCTATAGCAGCCAACATAATGTTAATGCTTTCTAATTCTGTTGTTGCAGCTACAGCCATAAGTACCTCTTAATTAATACTGGTTTAATTGTTTATAGGCATCTTCTCTAGCTTTTCTACCTTTAGAGATGATACCAAATTTGCTAACTTCTTTAGGATTGTCATACTTCTTTTTTAATTGTTTAACAAACCATGAGCTAGGAGTCTGTTTATTTTTTGATGCTTTAATTTGTAAAGACTTTCTTCCTTCTTCCATCTTTAATATCCTTTCTTTTTCATTTTAAGGGAGTCTCTTCCACCTTTCATTTTCTTCTTTTTTTTCTTTGTTGAATGATACATGGGTATAAAAAAAAGGGTATCTAATAATAAGATACCCTATAAATTGAAATTAAGAAGCAGCAAGTTTAATTGTTGCAGCACATTCTGGTCTTAAGATGCCATGACCTAACGCATACTTAGCAACCATTAAGGTTCCTTGATACATTATGCCATAATCTGAACCAGAGATTTCAGTTGTCATATCCATCAATTTAACTGTACCAACAGCAGATTTATGGAATACTAAACCGATAGTTTTACTATCATCACCTGAGTAAGTGTTGTTCGCACCACTTGGGTTAGAAGAAACGTTAGTCTGAGGTACGTTGTTACTCATCATCACAGGGATGCCAGCAACTTGCTGTACCTTACCAGAAGCAAACGAACCATTGCCACCAGGGTTGAAGTCAACGTCTACAGTTCTTGTAGCAGACTCGGCGAGTTTGTAGTACTCAGCAGGTGGTAATACACAGAAGCGATCTGTTGGAGGGATGTCTCTCTCATCAAATGCTTGAGCAATATCATAGATAGCACCAGCTAGTTCATCACCAGTAATACCAGCAGAAGTTGTGTTACCTGCACCAGTTGGGAAACTAGATACGATACCACCTTGTCCACCTGATAATGTAGTAGATGCTCTAGAAGCATTTGCTATCATCTTCGCTACGTTTTGATCGTACGTACGAGCTAAAGCTTTACCAAGCTCGTCAGCGTAAGTAGCACGAACATCATAGTGATTCTTAAGCTCGTCTAAGTTTGAGACAAAAGCTTGAGAAATTAGAAGATCATCAATGTTGATAATCTTTTCATTTGCCTTGATTTGGTTAGCACCAACAAGAGGAGTTCCTACTGTATGGTATGCAGCAGTAGCAGTTCCTAATACTGGAAACTGTGCTGACTTACCACTTGTGATAGTACGAACTGAATGAAGTTGCTCGTTAAAAATGTTATTTCTGGCAAACGCAGTTAGAACTTCTCCACTAAAAACTTTAAGGAAAAGTGCGTCAAACGCTGTACCAGTGTTATTAACCAAACCAAGGCGTGAGACTGTGGCGTTAGCCATAGAAAGACTCCTTGATTAATGTTTACAAATTTGAGTAACTAACTTCGTTTCAATCCTTTCTCTCAAGTGGTATCTGACGCATCAGGCACTTAGATATTTAGATTTCTACTTTGTTAATTTATACAGACCCACAATTCCACTTTCTTAAGGCAAGGGCTTTGCGAGTTAGCTTGCCATCTTTTTTTAATGGTCCTTTTACCTTAGACATTCTGGCACAAAAAGATTTTCTTCTGCCTTTCTCTGTCTTGGTTAGACCTGTCTTTTTAGTAACAGGAGCTTGCAAGTTTCCACCTGTTGCTCGGTTGTATTTTCTACGACCAGAAGCAGTAAGACCACCTGTGGGGTCTTTATCCTTCTTAGTCATTGATACGCCCTTAGACATAAAAAATGTAAGCTATTTAAAATATAACACCTATGCAGTTTGTTGTCGTCTTTTATGATTGTAATTTATTCTCTTACTGCTAGTTTTTGCTTTTTTAAATTTTAATTTTTCTCTGCTAGACATTTCTCCTGTAGTTTTTGGAGTCTTACTACTAACTCTTTTTGATGGTCTGCAAGCAGGGTAAGGTCTACCTTTTTCATCTTTACCTCTACCACAGTCTTTGCCTGTTTTGACATCAACCCATTTTTCTTTAAACCATCTAGTAAGACTCATTGTTCAATCCAATCTCTAATACATATCCAACCTTCAGCTTTGTATTCATAAAGCCAACCAGTATAAGGATTAGTCCAAATCTTACCTATTCTCTTTGTCAGAGGAAAATGTTTTTTGTGATACTCCTCGTATGTCATTTGCCTACTTGTTTTTGTGCTTTGGTATGTGCAGCCTTAAATGAAGAACCTTCACGCATAAGCTTCTTCATCATATCCATATGTTTTTTAGAGTGATGCTCTGAATGTTTCTTCAGAGTTCTCATCTGACTTAGACTAAGCTTTGCCATTTTTCTTTTTCTTCAATCTACGAAGAAGTAAAAAATCTTCTTTACTGATTTTACCATCACCAGTTTTATCAAGATTCTTTTTTTGTTTGTCTGTTAGTTTTTTCATAATTAAGTTTTGCGATAACCACCGCCACGTTTTTTGTAGGTTCTCACCAACCAAGCATTAGCGTATGCAGAAGGATAAACATCAAACTTCTTTTTAGCTTCTGCCTTAACTCTTGAATAAAGTTCTGGATTAGTTGGTTTGTTAGCCATAATTAACGACCAGTGTTGAATACGTCACTACCACCTAAACGTCTTTGTACGTCTTCAGTGTATGTTACATCTTTACCATAGCGAGGATCAGACATAGCAGTAACTACTTCTGATGTAGATCTAAATGGTGTAGGTCCACCTTGAGAAGCACGACCTGATACTAAATTTGGTTCAATTCCCATAGCGTTATTGTATTGTGAGTAGATACCTTGAACAGCTAACTTAATAGCAGGTCCATCTCCTGTATCAGTAAGCTTATTAAAAGCCTGTATATCTTCAGCAGGTAGATTGTCCATAGCCCAAGAAACCATCTGACCATAGCTTTCATCACCACCAACTGATTCTTTAATACCTTCTGCATCTACTTCACCTGCTATACCAGCATTGCGAACACCATCTAAATATAAATCAACAACTTGTTTTGAAAACCCTGCTTCTGCAAGCTTGCTGTAATCATCTTCAGAGATCTCATCATTTTCTAAAAAACGATTTGATATGTCTTCTGCATCAATACCAACTTCTTCTAAAACAGAAGCAAGACCATCTCCATAATATTCTTCTGCATTAAATTCAGAATCATTAACTTCTTGTTCTTCTGCTTGCTCTTCTACGTTGCCTTCTGGTTCTTCTCTAGTTTGATCTATAGCTCCAAGCTTACCTTCAAGTTCTTTGTAGCTTCCTACAAGATCCTCAACAGATTTAAACTTACCAGCATATAAACCATTCTCATCTTTTAAACCTTCCAAGTCATTAGCAGACATTGGTGGCGTTTCTGAAATGTTTACTTGTGATGAAGTCATAATAAAAATGTTAGTTATAAGTCATTGTACGACCATTTTTAGTTTCGACCACTTTTGGTTTGTTCGGTTCTGGT